AAATTTAAAAATGCGTTCTTAGGTATATTCTTTGTTGTTTTCGCTCAAGGTTGTGCTACAGTTGGTACAGTAATCGATGGCGGACAAAAACTTGCAACAGACACACTTGATACTGTAACAGGTACAGCAAGTGGTATTGTTAGTTCAGTTGCAAATGATGTCGGTAGTGTAGTTCAAACTACAGCAGAAGTAGGTGTTGGATTAGTCCAAACTGCGGCTGATACCGGTGCTGGTTTAGTACAAGTTGTTGCTGATGAAGTCAACAATCAAACTGATGCTTTACAAGAAGAACCTAAAGAAGAGCCAAAAAAGTAACTAGCTCATTCTTTAAACCTTTTAAGTTTTTAAAACAGAACGAAAAACAAAAAGGCATAGACTCACCCTCGAAAGAGAGTGAGCAGGTAACTGAAGAGGATATTAAAGAACTTATATTGCAAAATAAAGTTCTAAAAGAGTTATTGAAAGATAAACTTTTAGAAGATGCAATTAAAGAATATTGCTCCAAGAAACCTGAAGACTGTGAGTAGATTACTTTTAATCATAACATTAGCATTTCCTCTGTTTTTAACAGCAGAGGAAATTGTTATTAGTCCAGCATACTTACCGGAAGGTAGAGTATTAGACCTTACTTATAATCCCCCACTAGATCCATATTTTTGTGATAACAATCCTGAACTTTGCAAAAACCTAGAGAGCAAAAACTATCCTGTATTTGATATGGTACCACGTGCAACTAACAAACAATGGCTAGCATTTTGGACATTTCAAGTATTAGATGCTTACTCGACATCACGAGCATTAAAATATGATTGTGTAAAAGAAATCAATCCACTATACACAGAACGTCCAAGCGATTTTAGAATTATAGCAACCAAAAGTTTTTTAATCCTTCCTGGATTATTATATGATGATTATTGGACACAGGTAACACCAGACGAATTAAATAATACTAATATGTTATATTCAATTGTTGTTGCAAATAACTTTAGATTACTTGAAAAAGCCAAACAGGAATGCAATAAAATACGATAAATATCGATATGAAATGGTTATATAGCGGGTACGCAGTAGCAGTATCAATTGTACTATTACTCGCACTAAGGGTAGTAGACCCTACGCCTTTACAAAGTTTACGTGGTCAAGTTTTTGACAGTTACCAACAATTAGATGAAATAGTACAAAGTGATGATGTTGTACTAATTAATATTGGCGAAAAAAGTTTAGCAAAATACGGACAATATCCTTTTCCTAGACAATACTATGCTCAAATGGTAGTAGACGTTGCTATGAAAAATGGTGGTGTTTTGGGTTGGACAATTATGTTTCCTGAAAAAGATAGATTTCAGGGAGATGAAAGTTTTGCAAGTATGATGAATCAAAACGTAATGAATGTTCCTGGAGCCAGAAAGAATCCTGTAAACTACAATGTATTGAGCCAAACACCAAGTGTAAAAGGTATAAAATCAACAGGCCCACATATAGGCACAGGCACGATAGGTCCAGTTCCTGCAAAAGACTATTTACTTACCTGGCCAAATTTAATTACTAACGTACCAATGCTAGAAGTTACAAGTAATGGTAAAGGTGTTAATGCTTCTGCACCACAACCAGATAATCAAACAAGAACATATCCACTTGCCATAACTGTGGAAGATAAAATATATCCCTCTTTTGCTGTGGAAATGTTAAGAGTAAAAACAGGTAAACCCAGTTACATAATTAAAACAAGTGAGATAGGAATACAGGAAGTTGCAGTTCCGCCCTTTGACCCCATAGTAACACAACCAAACGGAACTGCATATATACGTTTTAATAACACATTTACTGAAATAGAATATGAAGGTGCAGAAAGCATACCTGATTTAGCAGGTAAGTTTGTAATAGTAGGTGTTACAGCAGAGGGTATTGCAAATCCTGTACCTACACCTAGAGGAAACTTATATCCTCAACATATACAAGCTCATATGCTACAGAACTTTATAGATGGTAGTAATATAACAAGAAGTCAATTGAGTGCTATCATAGAGCTTCTAGTAGGGTTACTGACTATGGTTCTTGTTGCTTTAGCAGTATATAGATTACCTTTGCTTTTAACAGCACCTATGGCTTTAGCAGTATTAGGTGGTATAGCATATTATAGTATACACAAATATACAAGTAGTTTGGTATTATTAGATGCAACATTTCCTGTACTTGCTGGATTTTTAATATTTACACAGGCCGCATTTAATAACTTTTACAAGCAGTTTAAATTACGTGAGCAAATAAAGAAACAATTCGAACATTACCTTGCTCCGGCAATGGTTAAAAAATTACAAAAAGATCCAAGTTTGCTTAAATTAGGTGGCGATACAAAAACAATGACTTATTTGTTTTCAGATATCAGAGGGTTCACCCCTATTTCAGAACAGTTTAAAACTGATCCACAAGGTTTGGGTAAACTTATAAACAGATATATGACGCCTATGACAGATCTTGTTATGCAAAAAGAAGGAACAATAGACAAATATATAGGTGATGCTCTAATGGCTATTTGGGGAGCACCACTTGATATAGAAAACCACGCTCAGTTGGCGGTTGAAACAGCACAGGAAATGGAAGTAGAGTTAGAAAAGTTAAATAAAGAATTAAAAGCAGATGGCTTAATGGAATTAGGTGTTGGTATAGGCATAAACACAGGTGATGCAGTTGTAGGTAACATGGGAAGTAATCAACGATTCGATTATACTGTATTAGGCGATAGTGTAAACTTAGCGGCTAGATTAGAAGCACAAACAAAAGAATATGGAGTGTTCTTTATGTTTACTGAGCATACACTAAAACAAATAAAATTACCTGAAAATTTAGTTATGTTAGATAAAATTGCTGTAAAAGGACAAACTGCACCGGTCACAATTTATACTATTTTAAAAGACCATAAAGAAGCAAGGGTCATTAATAGAATGGTAGATGCATATCAAAACAGAGAATGGAGCACAGTTGCACATCAAATAGAAATAATGAATCAACATAATTGGAATCCTGTTTTAACAGAATTATATGCAGAACGTATTAAACAACCAATGCCTAAAGGCGATTGGGACGGAGTTATGCGTAAAACAACCAAGTGATAAATAATAATATGGCACAGGATAACATACAGCAAAAAGAAGAAGAAGTTTTAATTAAAGTTAGTCTATGGGCTAAGATAAAACATTGGTGGCGTACACTTATAAGAGAAGAGTGGGAAATCACTGTTTTCTTTCCTGGTGATCTTAAAATATTACCAGATGGAACAACAATACAAAAAGATGCGCCTAAGACATATCGTGCTAAAAAAATTAAAAAAATAACAACCAAACATATTATCTTTACAGATTTATTAGGCGTAAAACACGAAATTAAAGTGGTTAATCCTGTTGGCTATGATGTAAGAAAGATTTATTGATTATTCGTCTGGGGTCCAGTTCTTTAATCCTCTAAAAAACATATAGTAATGTCTAAAATCCTTTAGTTGTTGTTTGGCATGGAATAGTTCCAAAGGAACACCATCACCGTGTTCTAACATTGGAAAATAATATCTTTTAATTATACTTTCTAATTTTCTCACATCTTTTGCTAGTGCATCAAGTATTATATTGTTATATTCTAAATCTGTAACTAAATCTACTAACCAATAATGGAAAGGATGTTCCGGATTAAATCTTCTTATTACTTCTCTAGTCTGATAATATATCGCTCTTATAGGATTCATACCTGGTCTGTACAGATTCATTATTTCTTTAAACTTAAAACTTTCATGTTCTGTAGCCTTATGATTCAAAAATCTAGCATAATCATTCTTCATTGCCTTTTTAAGTGATTCGAAATTCCCCCCAATATTCTGATGATACTGTTTTAAAAGTCTATCAAATATTTTTTGATATTTTGCCGATAACTTACTATAATATACATCTTGAATTTCCTGTAATTCAATGGTACCTTCTAAAAATGTATGTGGAATTGTAGTTGTTCTTTCGAACTTGTCTAGTTCAGTGGTTATCCGCAAAACAACAAAATCGATTATTTCGCCTTTGCTCATACATATATTTATTCAGAATGAATTTTTAATATAGTGTGTAGTTTTTCTGTGCCTTTATTGTAAGACAATGTAACTTTAGCACCGTTGTGTAAGGGTTTGGGCCATTGTCCGATATTTACCCAGGCATATCCGGCACTTTCGCCATTTAATTTAGGTGGCATAAATTCCTCATCTACTATATATACAAAACTGTAATAGTAAAAGTTTTTATCTTTACTTTGGTATACGTCTAAAGGATTTAATTTTTGTAATTCTGGAACGAATCCTATTTCTTCATCAAGTTCTCGTTGTATACATTCGTAAGGAGTTTCACCTTTTTCAATTATACCTCCCCAAAATCCCCAGGTATGATTGAATCGTTTGTTGCCCTCTCTGAGTTGCAACATACATCTTCCTGTGTCTTTGGCAAGGAATAAAACCCCCGCCGCTGTTGTGTTCATTATAAACTAAGTCTCCAAAATCCTGGATTGTATTCTCCTTCATAACTACTTATCCAGGCTTTGCCTGTCCATTTATATTGTTTGGTTGTAAACGTATTGTTTATATAATGTATATCACTACCACTGGCACTAGCATCAAATACTACAGTCCAAGCAGAACCGTTGTATTGTATAATATCGTTTTCTCCGGCATCTACGTCCCAATTGGTATATCCTGATTTTGTAATTTCTTCTGTAATTAAGTATCTTTGCCCGTTAGTAGCGGCCGCTAGGGTACCGTCTCCAGGGTAATTCGCTCTAGGATCTATAATTTTATCCACAGCAGAAAGTGTATTTGTAGGTAGTGTGTCTGTATCTAAATTAAAAATTAATGATGTATCACTTGTTGGATTTTTAGTTACGGTGCCATATACCAAGTTTAATAAATTATTTGAGTCTCCGCTAATATTTAATTTAAGTAAACTTGTTGATCTTATTTCTCCAAGTTGTTCTATTATACTGGACCATTTTACTTCGGTACCATCTTGTTCTACTAGTGTAGCAGAAGAACCTATAACTTGAACTTTATAATCTCCTGGTGTTGTAACAATTTCAAATGTATCTTCTATTGAACCAAAGAAATCTGCATAATCTTGGCTATACCCTAGTTCAGAAATATCTGATATTGAATGAACATTATTTATAATTTCTTGTATAATAGTTTGTCTTTTTACTTTTGCTGGAGGACTTATCCAAATAGGTAACGCAAATGTTAAAGTTGATATATCTAAATTTTCATCTACACCTGCTGGGATACCTCTACTACTCCAAGCAATATCTGTAAGTTCAACTTCAAATACACTGGTCCAATCTAAAGGGTTACTATTAGACTGTAACTGTATGCTTGGATTAAATAAAACAAATATTTGTTCTAATACTTGTAATTTAGTATCAGTATTAGTAGTCCAAATATCAACATTAACTGTTAAATTATATGGAACAGGCATATATCTTTGTGTTGAGTATAAGTTTCCTTGTTCAGAAGAGTATGTTCCTGTTTCTTTATTAAATTCTCTTTCTGCTATTTGATTTGTATCCACAAAAAAAGGTTCTGCTATTCTATCTCTTGCTGGTTGTATACTTTGTATTGTAACACTAATAAAAGGAGCACTATTAATAACATTTTCTGAATTATTACGCAATATATTTGCTACCATTCTACTAGCATCACCATATCTTGCTGGAACACGATTATACTTTACTCCATCTTGTGTATATTCTCTTACTTTGAAGTTAGAAAATATTCTAATAACTTGAAGTAGATAACGTTTTATCTGTTCGTCGTACCAGTAATCTAAATTTTTACCCGCCATTAGTTATCTGTCCTAGGCTTAATAACCTTACTTAAATTTGTTTTTTCATTTGCTTTAGTGCCGTCACTTTCATTTGTAATATTATCGTTATTAATAAATGTAGCAAGTATTCTATTTGCCGCCGACCAGGCTTTTCTGCCGTCTGTACCAACATTTAACCAACGTGTACCAGATTTTTTAAATAGTCTATTAGGACTAAAGTCTGTCCTCAAGAAGTAATCACCGTCAGTCGTTCCACTTATTGGGAACGTTGCTCCACTGCCAACTAAACTTAATCCGTTTACAGGTGTGCCATCTGCTCCCCCAAAGTCTATACTTGGTTTGTCAGGAACTGTTTCATCAAAATATAAATGTGTTGTATTTCTATATTGTGGATCAAAAGGTACATCTTTTTCTGCTTGTTCTAAAAGTTTATCATTTATATTAATATCATTTGCGTATGTACTAATTAGATTTCTTAAATCTTCTTCCTCTTCACCAGTACCAAGTATATCTCTGTACTCTTGTGAATCTGTTATAGGACCTAATTTTACTCTCCAAAGATGTGGCCACCAACGTGGGTCATACCCTTCTGCAGGTCTACTAGCATCAGTAACTACATAATATCTGTTTATTGCTTCATCACTACCTAGTAACAAGTCGTCTCTTAAATGAGGTAATTCTAATACATCACCTGCCATTAATTTTCTGCCAACTGCTTCTACCATGCTTTCTATATGGAAATTCATAAACAACGTATCGTTGGCTAAAAACATACCAAATTGTGTTAGGTCAAAGGCATCATTATCGCCTATATTATATTGACCACGTAGTTCGTAAATATCTTTATCATATTTTCTATCTCTATTTTCTAAAAATAGTAAGTCTTGTATAAAAACCTCTGTATCATTTGCCGCACTACTAGGTCTTGTAGGGTCTCCTTCGTCTGGAGTTGTATGTACCCCTAAGTATTTGTGTATATGTACACCGGTACCACCGGCATAAAGGTGCTCTCCGACAATTCTATCAGTGAAATTGTAGTCATTTGTTTTGACTGGGTTCCATAAACTTAATTTAGGCATACTACTATTTATCGTTTTGTAAATCCTGTATTTATTTCACATGCTTTGACACATGTAATGCAGTATTTTTCTTTAGTTTCTAAGTTTCCTTTTATACCTTTTTCTAATGTACTACTTAAGAAATGACTTTCTAAAATATTTTGTACTGAATTACTTTCACTGGGTATTAAATTTTGACGATTGCCTATTAAAGATGTCATTTGCTCATCTCCCATATTTAAAGAACTAGCAATATAACAACAAGGAAGTAAAGCACCGTCACTGTCTATATATAAATTTGCAGTAGTACCTTCACTTATTTTACAATTTATTCTAGATACATTTTCTAATTCTTGTATAAAATCTTTAATATTATATTTGCCCGGTTTGTAATTTTTATTAGGAATAATTTTAGGATCTTTTATTTTTCGACCATTTGTATATTCTGTATTAGGAAAAATTGAATATGCAAATGTACCGTCAACATTATGCACCGGCATCGTTTCTATAGTTTTATCAGTTTCATTAAATCCATATGGTGTTTTAACATGTAATTTTATTCTATGTCTTTTACAAAGCATCTGTAGTTCTTCTATCTGGTGTTCATTGTGTCTAAATTTTAAAAAATTTGCATTTGTTTTCGCTCCTGTTTTATTATATGCTAACATATTTTCCCAGACTTTTTTCCATTTTACATTTTTCCTGTAGATATGATTTGTGTCTTCTAAACCATCTACAGCAAAAATACAAGTGCATTTTCTTTCTTTAAATAAATTGCCTAATTTTTCAAACCATTCTGTATTTCGTAGGCCCCCGTTAGTGTGCAATCGTATAATTGTGTTTTCATTACAAATTAATAAAAACTCTAAAATATCTAATAGTTCAGAATTACTTACAGCATCTCCTTTGGTTCCACAGAAATCCCAATGGACGATATTAGAACAAAAATCGTTACCTAATTTATTTTTAAAAAAATCTAAACC